TCATCAGTTATGTGCCACCGGCACACTCCTTTTTCGAAAAGAAATCTATCCTCGAAAATCTCATTCTAATCTGACGCAACTTATTTTTTTCACGTTACTAAATAATCGAAAGAGGGTGACTAAAAAGTCGAAGTACTGATAGTCATCTTCTTTTTTGTGTCATACTCCTACACCATCGTATAATCGCAAAAACGAAATGTGCAAAATTTGAAAACGAAACGAGCAAAACTTCTCTTTTTTCGCTTCCTTTTTTCTCTGTCCGTTTGTTGTCTGCTTAAACAAAAAACAAACGCTGATTAAAAGCCATTTTCAAGGTCTTTAATCAGCGTTGTTTCATTTCTTTCGCATGCCTGTTTACACGTTCAATTCAAACTTTACAGCTTCATTTCCTGCCAAAAGTTCGCGCGTCTTATCTGCATTGTTCGCGTAAATATGAACATTTCCAAGGTTCAGCGTTATTGACTTCAAAGGCAGTTCAATTTGTCGCGTTATCAAATACAAGTGGTAAATGTCAGCTGGCAAACCTAAGTTTGCATCGCTGCTTCTTTGATAGGCTGACAAAACCAATTCTCCGTCTTCAATCTGGAACTGAATAAGGCTTAAACAAGGCGCTTGATTGGTTTTCACTCCTGTTGAACCCAAGAACAGCACATAATTCTTGCTGTTGCGTTTCTCCCTGTTGATTTGGGCAATTAAAGCCGGCAACTTCTCGAAGTAAGTCGGATAACTGTTTATGAGGATTTGCCCGCAATAATCCCACCAGTTTATCCCTGCTTCTCTGTACTTGCTCAGGTCTCTTTCTCCCTGCATGAACAGGCTTAATTCACTGCGCAGCTTCTTGCGTGCTATGTTATGACCCTCAAAGATGTTCAAGAGGTCAGAAGGCGACAAACAGAGTTGCTCATTGAGAAGATAGATAATGTCGCCCTTTTTATTGCTCTGTTTCTTTCCACAGCGCAATATCTTGCCTAAGATGTTGTAATACTTGTTTTCCATTCGTAGGCGCAAAATTAGGCCGTTTATGAGCCTTACACAATGTTTTGCGCAATATCACACTGAAAAGGGTTTGCAGTCCTGACCAAACCGCTTTACAACGTCGTAAACGGTTCGCTCGCTCACTCCGTAGCGTTCTGCAAGAACAGCCACGATATAAACCACCTTTTCGCCTGTTTCCCTGGCTTTCCGGAAATCTTCATAAAGTGCAATATACTTGTAATCACCTGTTTTTATTCCGGCATTTGTAAGCCGTTCTAATGGTTCACCGATAAATTTCAGAAGCTCATATATCGTCATTCAGCAGTTTTTTGTACCTTTGCAACTCCTACCTCATACAGTTACACCCAAAGGGAAGACGAAGGCTTTTTGCCCCCGGCTGCTCCCTTTGGGTGTTTCTGTTTGTATGAGGTAGGATTCTGCAAACAAGCCGGGGGCTTTTTTATTGCCTCCGCCTGTGAATGAGGTTAGAGTTTTGTTATCATCATATCATTAAATTTTGCCTGGTAGTTAAGGGTGTTGGTCCGCACTTGCCTGTCTGCTCCATAAAGTGGCGCAGCTTCGCCGAACTCGCAGACCAGCCAGTTGCACAGTTCCGTTATCTGGGACTTGTCAGACGTGAAATAAATATACTTCGTGCCCTTTGTGAGCTTCAGCACGTCCAGATAATCGGTAAGCCTCCAGTAATTCTCATATTGTCCGACTTCGGTAGTTAGATACGGCGGATCCAGCACGAACAGCGCACGGTGGTTGTCCTTGTGCATGGCAAACAGTTCCCTATAATCCATGTGGGCCACTTCCAAGCCGTCAAGATAACCGGCACAGTCATAACCGCCAGGCTTCACACGGTTATACATCGTGTGCTTGCGCAGTTCGTCCAGGGACTTGACCCATTTGCCACTGAAAAGCACAGACCGCCCAATGGTCATTATATCTACATAGCCGGTTGCTTCGCACTTTTCAACAATAGCCAGCACATCGGCTCGCTGATCGTCGCTTAACCGGGCATTCGGCTGAACACCTTTTAACCGCTCTTTAATCAGCATTAAAATTTCATTCGTCTGCTCGATATGGGCGAGACGCTGCGTATAGCCGTCATAGTCGTTGTAAACGACACGGCAGCCCGGCAATACTGTTTTGGCGGTATAGCTCAGCAGACCACTGCCACCGAACAAATCAACCACCGTGTCGATTTTCCCCTCCACCGTTCCAAGCGTTTCTGCAAACGCCCGGACAAAATACCGCTTTTGCCCCATAAACGGAAGCGGCGCACTCTTATAAATCCTGCTCATTCAGCATAATTACCTCGTATTTTGTTTGTTGTATAGAAAAGAAGTCGTATCTTTGCACTATCTGTTAGAACTCCAGTAAAAGTCCGTTTGTAGCCCGATATGCACCGTTTAGAATTTTCGTTAAAAAACCTGTTTGTTAGCTTCGGCGACGTTCGGTTCCCCGCAACCGTAGGGAATTGAGAAATGCTTAACCAATTTCCCCGCAGTCTTTCTTTGGAAGACACTAAGGGAATAGCAAGATTTAACCCCGTCCCTTTGCTTCCTGTTTAATCCCGTGAAGCGAAACTGCTTCCAAAAAGTGTTAAACAGACCGGGTAGCAATAATGTGTTATTACTACTTTGACGTGCGTACATCGTGTTTCGACCGCAGGGACTTAAAAGTGAGGTTTTCCGCCCCACTTTTTTTATGCCCTTACGCTTGATTATCCAACGGAGAACGTTCTGCGGAACACATAGTTTACAGTGTTTTTCACCTTGACTTTCTGCTGTCTTATCCTGTATTTCATACAAATTTTTCCCCCGCCGCTGTCCTTGCCTCCGACAGCATTAAGACGCGCTATCTGCAAGCCGATAGGCGCATATCCGGAATGCTGCATACCCTTTTTGTGGGGCGCATTTTTCAACACTATTTTCTTGCGAACACCCTGAATACGGCAAGAGCCGTCAGAAGCGACATAGAACAACGAAGCGCACAAGCCTGGCAGTTCCTTGCCTATGAGGTTGCTGTCTGTCTTATTGTCCGCCACGGCTATACATTTAGGCACATACCATTTGCCGGGCGTTCCCTTGCTTAACCGTATGCCCTTGAAATGCACATACTGCGTTTTGGCGGCTCTCTTTTTACGGATTCCCCTGTTCTTGCTATACGCCTTAACGCCGCCTGTGGCACGCCATGCACTGCGCTTCTTTTTACGCAGCAGCACAAGGTCGCAGTCCGTTCCAATGGCACCGTGCCGCACATATACTGTGGTGCCGACGATTTTAACGTCCAGGTGCATTGCCGTTTCCGTCTGGTGTTCCCATGCGCCCCAAGTGGCACGGTCGCCTGTACGGACATAACGCGCATTGTTGCCTTGTATCAGTTCCTGCCTTACGTTCTTGTTTCCCTGCTCGGTTATTACAAGCGTGTAGTCAGTAGCCCCGAAAAGGGCAACACTGTCCGAGCAGGACAACACGCAGGCTGTGCGAAGGCTGTTTATCTGCTCCTTGGTTACACCTTTCAGCGGTTTGCTCGTGAGTTTCTGCGCCAAAGTGTCCTTGAGGTAATCAAGAACGGTTACAGGCAGGTTCTTAATCTGCTCCGCCAAAACGGTGTTGCTTGGGAATGCACCAAGTGTCTTGCCCGACACATTGGCAAAAGTGTTGATGTCGTAACTTTCAGCCCCCATGGTCGTAGTGAACTGCGCCCTGCGGTATGTGCGTGCTTCCAGATACTTCTCATCGTCCGCCTGGATGTCCTCCTTTTCGGTTATCACCGTTACATATTTCACCGACTGGGAAAATGCCGGCTTCTGCATCAGTTCCAGAACCTCTGGCGTGCCGTTCTTCTGGGTAATGACAACTATGCCGCCGGTATCGGTCTGCAAAATGTAATTTTTGCCACCAATGCCGGCCAGACATTCAAGCAGCTTTATTTGTGATTGGATAAAGTCCAGCGTTTCGGTTGAAAGCGGATATTTGCCGACGCCACCGGTGGCCGTGGTCGTACTTGTATAACTTGCGGTATTCATTATTTTGTTGCAGTTAGTTTGTTAAACACATTCGGGGACCAGGTCGTTACAACCTCCAAACCCTGCTTGGCTGAATACAGGCTGTTGGTCTTGATGTAGTGCGCACGCTTGGTCACGAGTTTATATCTGTCCACCATTGCCTTTATTTCTTCCAGACGTGCCCAGTAGATGTCCGGAACAAATACCACAAAATCATTTTGAGCAGCGTTAAGCATCTGCTCACTGTATAACACCGGCACCCCCTTTCCCTCCTCGGTAGTTGCCAGTGTGATGTTTTCACCTGCTTCGGTAACGGCATACAGCCAGTCGCCCTCCCGTTTGATATTGCCTATTTTGAAGCCTGAGCCGAAACAATAATTTAACACGCCACGCAGATAACAGACTTGCCCGTTATGCGTCAGGCGGAAATTATGCTCCTTACGCGCCGCCATAAAATTCTTGTAAACCCGTTCCACCCCACTGACACCGGCACGCAGCACCCCGAATATAAGTGGACGGCGCAACGATATGGGAAGCAGAAGGGCGACAAGCCGCTTAAAGTCTATTTCAAACATCATTCAACGGCTTTATAAGGTTGATAGTCCACGGTAAGGCTGTTGATGCTGTAATAGCCGCTGTACGGCCTGTTAAAGCCCGTAACGGGTTCATACTCCTTTGCGTTGTGCGGTTTCACATGCACGCTCTTGATGTCTGCGACCTCGACGCATGGAAGGGCTTGCAGGGCTGCCATAAGGTCGCTTTTACGGAACACGCCATTAAACGGCAAACCTGTAATGACCGACTGCACGGCTTCACGCACAGGCTCGGAGCCGTCGGCAAGTATGCCTGCGCCGTTACCGTCAATGCTCAACAAAGTAGGGTCGTAGTAAATCACAAGTGAGATTTGCATATCGTCTGCCGGCTCATTACGCACCTGTACCGAAACACCGGCGTCCTTGATTTCGTCCAAATAGGCACGGAGACCGTCAAGCTGCGTGTCGGTCAGCTTCGCAGGGTTGCCGTCCGCGTCCTGCCTGGCAACCTTGATATATACCACGGTGTTGCTTTCGGTGGCAACGGCATATTTAACGACCTTGGCATCTTCTATGTCAGTGGCTGACATTCCGCTCGTGTCGTAATAGTCGGAGTCGGCAACAAGCTTGTGCCCCTGCATATAGGCTTTTGTCTTTGCCACATACCAGCGCAGTGTATGCGGTTCCAGTTCCTCAATGAGCTGCTCCACCTCCTGGCTGTGCATATCAAACAATGACTCAAGCGACCACACGGCAAAGGCAAAAACATAGAACATGATATTTTCAAGACTTGCCGCGCTGAAACAGTCCTTGAAAGTCTTTTTGCCGTCAAGCCCGTAGGCAGACATGACCGCCGGCTGCTTTATCCATTCAGCGGTCATGCCATTTTTTATGTCCTCTATTGTTCGCGCCATAGTCGGGGAAGGTTAGAGGGTCCGTGCCAGAAGTTCGTCCACCTCGTTTTTGCACCGGGCACGCAATGCGGAGAACTGCGCCAGTTCCGCAGCGTGTTCCGGTGTGTCCGCACCGTTGGCAAGCGTGGCGATTTGGGCGTCAATGTCGTAGTGGTAGCCGATAAGACCGGCAACGAACTTGTCGCGGCGGTTCTCATCAGTTACGCCGGTCGCCTCAATCAGCGTACCTCCGTCCGGTTGGTCGCCGGTGTAGGCAAAACCCGGCACGCTCTCGCCTGTCTCCTGGCTGGCAACTTCACCCGGCTGCTCATTCAGATAAAGCAGCACATGGCTTTCATCATACTTTACAAATTTTTTTCTTTCTGTGTAGGATGCTGTGTAGCTCATTGTTTGTTTGCTTTTTTAATCGTCCGGATCGACGATTTTATAAAAGCACCGATTCCGTTCGATTGGTTGTTTAATTATTTTAGCCCTGAGCGGTTCCGTTATCTCCACACCGTCCAGCTGGCGTATTAGCGCCTGGCTGCCCGTAAAGGTTATATGCTGCACCCAGCCTTTAACCGGGTTGCCCTGGTCGTCAATTACAGGGCGGTTCGTGCCGTCCGCCATTACTTCCATTAACGGCTCTTCAATCTCGTATTGAAGCGTCAGGCACGGTTCTGCATTGTGCTTTGACGGTGCAACCGTGTACCCGGTCAAATGGATTTCACGGTTCAGGATTGAGTCGATGTGGTACTTCGTACCTGTCAGGTTGCCGGTCTTTGCCGGCACAAGTTCACTGAATTTTTTCATACCAAGTATTTTTAATAGATGTTTGCTGTTGCAATGTACCATGAAGCCTACGCGCGAAGCTGTCCGCAACATGATCTCCGGTTCGGATACTCCCTTTTTCCTCAGCTTCGCCACCTCTCTGCACAGTCCCTGTTTGTTGCGCTTGCGTGCAAGGCTGTGGGTGTGGTAGGTGACATAGCCAACAAAATCAATTCCCCGGCTTTCCACCGGGAAAATCTGATAATTGCTTTTCATAGACAAATTGCGCTCGGTATTCAGGTAGTCATTTATGAACACGCGGACACCGTGCAAAGTCGCCTTGTCTCCTGCCAGCACCACAATATCGTCAGCGTAGCGGTAATAATAACGCACCCCGGCCACCTCTTTGATGCGGTGGTCAAGTTCTGACAAATAAAGATTGGCGAAGTATTGGGAAATGTAGTTGCCGATTGGGACGCCAGGGGCACTGTCTATGATGCCGTCAAGCAACAGAAGTACCGCAGGGTCTTTGATTTTACGGCGTATGACCACTTTAAGAATGTCATGGTCGATGCTCGGATAGAACTTGCGCACGTCCAACTTGAAGCAGTAGCGCGTACCCTCCGGGTCCTCCGCCAAGTCGTTACGCAGTTGTTTAAGCAGGGAATGAATGCCACGCCCCCTTATACAAGCATGGGTATCGGCCGTGAACTGCGGTGTCCATATCGGTTCAAGCACCAGCATAATTGCCCACTGCACGACCCTGTCCTTGAAAGGAAGCTTGTAAATCTCACGCCGTTTCGGCTCGTACTTTATAAAGACCTCATAAGGTGAAGTCCTGTAAGTCCGGCCAAGCAGTTCAGTGCGTATCTCTTGCAGGTTGTTTTCAAGGTCTGCAAAAAAAATCTGCACTTCATCGCGCCGGCGTTTGCCTTGTGCCGCATTATAGGCAGCAGCTCTGAGGTTGTCAAGCGAACAGATGCGCTCGAACAAATAGCCGTATCGTTTCATCGGGTCTTTGGGTCATTTTGTTGGGTCTTTGGGTTTTCGGGTCTGCTATGCACGCTTCGGGAACGGTCAATACCTGACGGCTTTTTGCCGTGGTCTTACTGGCACCCTCTGCATTCAAGTTATCTTTTGCCAAGCGGCACGGTCCAGCCCCTTTATCGCAATGTTGTTTTTTATTCGTGCAAGTATAGGGGCGACGAGTAGTTCGCATTCGCATTCGAAGCCGCATAGTTCGCATTCACGTAGAACGCGCCTGCATTCGCACCATTGTTAGCGTTACCGCCAGCCGCGCGGACACGAAGGCTCACTACTGCAAGGGCTGCAACCGATTACGCGGTGTTCCTCGTAACGGGTGCAAAATTAACAAATTTATACCACATAACAGCACACAACAGCTACTTTTCCGCTAAAATTCGCCCGCCTGCGGCGGGGTTTGGATTGCTCCGACCCGCCGCCATTCGGACGCCTTGGTATGTCAAAATTTCAAAGAACTATTTTTTGCCCGGCTTTCCCGGTGTTGTTTTCGCTTTTTCGCTTCGCTCCGTTTTCGTTTTATTTTATTTCCGGGTCTTCCGCAAAAAAGCAGAGGGGCGACGAGTAGTGCGCATCCGCATACGAAGCCGCATAGCACGCAATCACGCAGAACGCGCCCGCAGACGCACCATTGAAAGCGTTACCGCCAGCCGCGCGGACACGAAGGCCTTTTGAGGTCTTGGCATTAGTCCAGAAATAGTCGGCATAGTATGTGACTGAACTTCCACCG